GCATTGGATCTTTAATTGTATTTAGTGGATTAGATGAAGGTGTATTAAATCGCGCAGGTCGCACAATTAGAGCTGCTCAAGAATTAGAAAAGGCGGCTGAATTATACGCTAAAGAACCAGTTCCTAGAATGGTGTTAAAATCAAATGGAACAAATCTTGCACCAGAGCGAATTACAAAACTTCTTGAAAGTTGGAAAGTTGCTAGAAACACAAGAGCAACTGCATTCCTAAATGCTGATGTTGAATTAACTGCATTAGGTTTTGATCCACAGAAATTACAATTAAATGAAGCACGCCAATACCTTGCAACAGAAATTGCAAGAGCAGTTGGCATTCCGGCATCATTTTTATCTGCTGAAACAACAAGCATGACATACAGCACAACTATTATGGAGCGCAAAGCCCTCATTGATTTTAGTTTGAGAAATATCATTACACCGATTGAGCAAAGACTATCCGCAGCGGATTTTGTGCCAAACGGCGTAGAGGTTCGCGTAGATATTGACGATTTCTTGAGAGGTTCAGCATTAGAGCGTGCTCAAGTTTATGAAATCCTAAACCGCATCGGTGCAATGAGCATCGAACAAATCCAAGAGGAGGAGGATTTAATCCGATGAAGATTAACTTCCCAATAACAATAACCGCTGCCGATACAAACAAGAGAACTATCTCTGGGACTATCGTAAGTTGGAATGAAGCAGGAAATACATCAGCAGGAAAGACTGTATTTGCTAAAGACAGCATTGATTTCTCAAAGCCTGTTAAATTGCTATTAGAGCATGACAAAACACGCCCATTAGGTAAGTTAATTGATATTACTGCAAATGATCAAGGCTTAGAAGGAACATTTAAGTTAGCGAAAACTTTCGCAGCTGATGATGCTCTTGAGGAAGCAGCCACAGGATTAAGAGATGGATTTTCTGTTGGCGTAATGGTTGATGCATGGGATAACAAAGATGGCGCAATGGTTATCTCAAAAAGTTCATTACAAGAAGTCAGTTTGGTGTCTGATCCCGCAATTGCCTCAGCAAAAGTTGAAAGCGTAGTTGCAACAAATACACCAGAAAATTCCGAAGCAACCGCTGAGGATACAACAACACAGGAGGACAAAGTGTCTGATATAACTTCAGATGCTCCTATCGCAACCGAAGCGGTAGAAGCTGCAAAGTCTGAGCCTGTGGCATTAGTAGCAGCGCAATCAGTTGCTTACACAAAGCCACGCTCACCAATCACTAACAAAGCAACATACCTAGAGCACTCAGTTCGTGCGGCACTAGGAAGCGATGAAAGCCGTCAGTATGTTATGGCAGCCGACACAACTTCAACAGTTGCAGGTTTAATTCCAACACCACAATCAACAGAGATCATCAATGGTCTTTCAAATGGAGATCGTGGAGCAATTGACGCAATTTCACGCGGTGCACTTCCAGCATCAGGAATGACTTTTGAAATTCCTAAGATCACAGCAGTTCCAACTGTTGGAGAAGAAGCAGAAGCAGCAGCAATCGATACAACCGACATGACATCATCTTTCGTAACTGTAAATGTTAAGAAATTTGCTGGCGGACAAACATTCTCAGTTGAACTTCTTGATCGTTCTTCACCAGCATTTTTTGATGAGTTAGTTCGTCAAATGGAGTTTGCTTATGCAAAAGAAACCGATAAGTATGTTGCTAACGCAATCATCTCATCTGGCTTAATTGCTACAACTGCTCAGGACAACACAGCTGCTGGCCTATTGGGTTATGCAGCACAAGCAGCACAGTTGGTTTACTCAAACTCACTAGGCTTTGCTCGTAACATTGTTGTTTCACCAGAACAATGGGCAAACATCATGGGCTACAACGATTCAGGTCGCCCAATCTACAACGCATCACAACCACAAAACGCAGCCGGTCAAGTTGGACCACAATCACTTCGTGGAAATGTTGCAGGACTAGATCTATATGTATCTCGTTCACTTTCAGCTCTAACTTACACAACTGGCGATGGATCAATGTTTGTAATTAATCCAGAGTCATACACATGGTATGAGAGCCCACGCTTATCACTTCGTTCAGACATTACTGCAACTGGTCAAGTATCTGTTGCTTACTATGGCTACGGAGCACTTGCAACTAAGGTTGCTAACGGATCAGTTCACTTCAACAAGAACTAATCAATTTAACTGAGTGCCTAGGGTTGCTCCCGATCCTAGGCATCCATTAAGGGAGTAAGGAGATGACATGCCAACCATAATTACAGCTTCCGAGTTGCGCTCTGTGCTTGGTGTGTCATCTTCCTTGTATTCAGATGCTTACTTAAATCAAATTATTGACACAGCAGAAACAGTTATTCTGCCAATGCTAGTTACATTCAAAGCACCAATTCAAGCAACCTCATTGTCAGACAATGTTGCTACATTTACAACACTAGGAATTCATGAGTTTACCGAAGGACAATCAGTTGTCATCACAGGATGCGGAACACCTTACAACGGAACAAGAGTTGTGTTGGCAGACAATCTTAGCCAATATACCTTTTCGCAATCAATCACTAATGCCGATATACTCGAGGCTAATGTCATCCCATCCGGAGTTGCTACCCTTTCTGGCGCATCAACTTATGTTGGAAATGCAGCTGTTCAATCAGCCGTCTATACAGTTTCAGTCGAAGTCTTTCAAGCAAGACTTGCTGGAGGAGGACAAATCGAAGGAGTAGATTTTACTGCAACTCCGTTTCGGATGGGCAGAAGTTTATTCAATAAATGTGTTGGCTTGTTGGGCAGTTACATGGACACCGAAGGCATGGCTCAATAGTGGCTAACGAAACAATCCTTGAACAAATCCGCACACCATTAGCAACTGCCTTATCTAGTGTTGCAGGAAATGTTTATGCATTTGTGCCTGAAACAGTTATTCCACCAGCAGTTGTTGTCGTTCCAGATAGCCCATATTTAGAATTTGAAACAATCAATAAAAGCAATATCAGAGCCAAAGTCAATTTCACTATTTCAGTTGCAGTCGCATATAACAGCAACCCAGCATCACTCGACAATATCGAGCAATTGATCATAAGCGTTCTGGCAGTAATTCCTGGTGGATATATTGTCAGCTCGGTCGAAAGACCAACAGTCACTACAGTCGGAGCATCGACTTTGCTAATTGCAGATGTTCGAGTATCTACCTACTACACACGCACAGTCTAAGGAGAAATAATGGCAACCACAGTAATCACCGGTCGCGATATTTCGTTGTCTTTCACAGGTGGAACAGACATCGAAGCACAGGCAACCAATGCAGTTTTAACAAAAGTTAATGAGCGTCAGGTTTATCAAACACTTGATGGCGAGGCTTACAAAACCACAAATATCAGCGGAACATTCCAGTTAGACATGTTGGCTGATTGGGGTAAGGCAAGTTCTGTTTGCGAGGCACTATGGACAGCAGCAGAAACTGCTCCAGACACCGATATTTCAATCACACTTACAGCTGCAACTGGCGCACAATTTGTGTTCCCAGTAAAGCCTGAGTTTCCAACCGCTGGCGGTGGAGGAATTGATGCACAAACTGTTTCTTTTACTTTCACAGTCACAGGTGGAGCAGTTACAGAAACATTTAGTTAAGAAATAGAAACGGGAGCAAAAAATGAAGTTACCAATCACAATTGAATATAACTCAGGCGAGCAAGCAACATATATTGCCCAACCGCCTGAGTGGGCTAAGTGGGAAAAATCAACTGGTCACACCATAAGCCAAGCAAAAGAAAAACTTGGAATGTGGGATCTAATGTTTTTAGCATACAACGCTTCTAAGCGTGAAGCTGCTGGAAAACCAGTTAAACCATTTGAGGCTTGGATGGAAACAGTTTCCGATGTAATAGTCGGTGATGCAGACCCAAAAGTCACCCAGCAGGAAGCCTAAGTAGATTATTGGTTGAGTTGGCAATAGCCACAAAAATACCAATGAGTGAATGGGTTGAAGCAGAGGACATTTTAACAGCTATCGAAGTATTGGAGGCGAGGTATGGCAAGTGAAACCATTGCTTACAGTCGCAATGACATACGCGATATTCTCAAGGCTTTCAAAGTTATGGATGCGCAAGCGACTGAAGAAGCAAGAATTCAATCTGCTGCTTTGGCGACATACGCAGCTGAGGAAATTAAAACAGCGGCTAGAGGTCGAACAAAATCAGGCAAGGTTGCGCAAAGAGTTGCGGATGGCGTTAGCATTTCAAAGTCCAGTAAGATCGGCGAATTCAAATATGGATTTGCAAGACAAAAGTTTTCAGGTGGTGCTAATACACAGACCCTTTGGGGTGGCGTTGAGTTTGGTTCGAATAAATTCAAACAGTTCCCTAGTTATTCAGGAAGGCAAGGTCGTGGATCTCGCGGATGGTTCATTTATCCAACCCTTCGCAGAATTCAGCCTGAATTGATTAACAAGTGGGAAGCTGCATACAATCGTATTTTAGATAAGTGGGCATAAGTGGCAAGAGATACCAGAACCCTATCGCTTAAGATCCTAGCGGATATTGATGATCTTAAGAATAAATTAAATCAAGCTGACAATGCCGTTGAAACTAACAGCGAAAAGATTTCAGCATTTGGAAAGAAGGCTGCTGCTGCATTCGCAGTCGCTGCTGCTGCTGCCGTTGCTTATGGCACTAAATTAGCCGTTGATGGGGTCAAGGCTGCAATAGAGGATGAGCAAGCACAACTTAGGTTAGCTGCTGCATTACGAAGTGCCACAGGGGCAACTGAGGGTCAAATAAAGGCAACTGAGGATTTCATTCTTCAAACTTCTTTAGCCACAGGCGTTTCTGATGATCAACTTCGTCCTGCCATGCAAAGACTTGCAGTCAGCACAAAAGATACTGAGGAAGCCCAAAGATTATTAGGACTTGCATTAGATATCTCAAAAGGTCGAGGATTAGATTTAGAGCAGGTTGCTAATGCGTTGGGTCGTGCTCAAGATGGCAATACTGCATCACTTGGCAGATTAGGGCTTGGATTATCTAAGACCGAACTTTCAACATTATCTTTCACAGAAATCCAAACTAAACTATCTGATCTTTATGGTGGCGCAGCAGCTACAAACGCTGAAACCTTTCAAGGCAAGATTGATCGCTTAAAAGTTGGATTTGATGAGGCTAAGGAAAGTTTAGGAACTGCATTATTGCCACAGGTTGAAAAGTTTATTACATTCTTAAACGAGACTGGCATTCCAGCACTCAATGCATTTATTGCAGGACTTACAGGCGATGAAGGATTAAATGCAGCATTGACAGAAACTCAACAAGGTGCTGCAAGTTTTGGTAGAACGATTGCAAGTATCTCAGGCATTATTTCAGGATTTATTACATTTTTGAGAGAAGCAATTGGATTAGTTGTATCTCTTGCTAATGAGTTGATCAGAGTAGTTAATATAATTCCCGGAGTTAATATCGGTGCATTGCCTAACCCAGCACCATCAGCAGGTAGATCATCATTGCCGTCAGTTCCAACGCGACCTAATGGCGGATATACAACAGGCGGTGGAGTTACAAACATCACTGTAAATGCTATTGATGGCGAGGGTGCTGCAAGAGCTGTGGCAAGTGTGCTTAATCAAAGCGCAGCAAGATCACAGGGATTGTTAGTCGGAACAACAGTAGGTAGATAATGACTGCTTGGT